TTCGTAATTTGGATATAGAGTAAGACCATAAATAGAAAAATAAAAATTATAAAATTCTTGAATTAAATCTATAATTTTAATATCTGTATTTGTTTTTGCTTGATCCTGTATCCATTGAGGAAATTGATTTTCAATATAATATCTAAAATTTAGATCATCTCGTATCAATTTATTAAAATCATATAAATCTTTTAATTGATTTATAGCATATTCAGCCCCAACCGTCATATTCATTCCGGTTGGACCAATAGACTGAGATGAGGTTGGATTAAAGAATAAAATCATGTTACTGATATGCTTGAAATCTCATACTTTACTGCCATATTTTTTGTAGGAGTAATTTGATCGGTGTTTGGAGTAATAGTTATTGTAAAATCATCATCTACATCAACAGAATCATAAAACAGTATAAATCCTGTTGTCGAATTGTAGATACCAACTTTAGATTTAACTACCGTTCCATTAGATAGAGTAGCGTCAATATATTTAAAACCACTTAGTTCAGGAACTGCTGTTGATGTGGAAACAAATTTAACTGAACTAGTAGAAAGATTTGAGCTTACCAAATCTGTGGTTATACTCTCTATTGGATTATAGAAATATAATGTCTTACTTTGATTAATATTTATAGTTTTTTTGAACAAAATTGAAATATTAGAATCTTTCACTATCAATCCTGGATCTGTCTCAGTAGCCAGAAGAATTAAATTAGATTTGGATATAGAATTATTAAATTCATTTGTTCCGTATGCGGTTTGAATTGCGCTTTCGTAATCATTTCTTAACTGACCAGATGTTTTAGTTGTTCGCAACGGATCTCTTGTGCATGATAAAGTTAAGTATCCTATATAATTTTCACTTTCTAGATATTCTATATTTAACCCGAAAATAGCTTTACTTTGTAAGATAGTTGTCAATGCTTGTATTTGATCAGAATCAACACCAAGATCTATTACAGAATAATATATTTTTCCATAATTATTATTATGGTTTTGACCGTCAAATACAGCAACTTTGTTTTCTACACTTGTATAACTTGGCAGATATCCAGATGAAGTTATAGCAACTTCATAATCTGATTTAGTTATTAATCCTTTATAGGAATGATATCTAGTTCCTACATATTTTAAATAATTTAAGTCTGGACTATCATATCCACCAGAAGAAACATTAGATGTTATTGAAACTGTTGGTACTGATTTAGTATTATTTGATGTTAAAGTTGATAATATTACCCCGTTTCCAGCAGCTCCAGAAGAAACGACATAAGATAACAAAACAGTATCTGATTCTATTATACTTTTACCAATTGCATTTATATTTTCTGTTTGTAGATCCTTACCAAATTTTACATAATAATATTTACCCTTTTTTACGACAAAAAATACTTGAGAATTTTCATTGGTATCTTTTGTTGGATCATTAGTAAAATTGTCCCAATAAACAGAATTAACAGAAACTCTTACGGTTCTAACATCAATATTAGGATTTTCTATTTTATATTCTTGTGTGTCTAGATTTACATTTATTCTTAACTCTTTGACGAGTTGAGTTCCACCATAAAAAGGCAAGGAAGTAGTAGCATCAAGAGTTACTAATTCATCAACATAATAAAAGTTATTATTTGAGTTTGAAGTACCCAATCCCCTACAAACGGCAAATCTATCAACTTGAGCTAATCCAGAAGTAGTTTTTGTAAACTGTACAAGAGCAATAGCAGAATTTTTATTATTTACAGTAAATCCTGTAGCTTCAAGTAATTTAGAAACAGAATCTGTTCTTTGTGCGGTTGATATAAAGGATTCTTTGTTTACGAGATGTAGATAATGTAACCAAATAAGTGTATTGTAGCTGAAAAGATCCACAAGCATTTTAATAGCCGTGCCATCACTTTCAAGGTCATATTGTTTTCCTATGTCTGTATTTTTTAAATATGTCAATAAATTTGCTTTTAACGCATCTTTATCAAGATCTACAAGATTTATTTGATGATTCATAAAATTATTTATCTATGGTAAATTTAAAGGTAGAGGTTTTTAAATTTTTTGTTATATCATCAAATATAGAGTATGATACATCAAATGTAATAGTGTTTAAACCAAAAGTAGGAGTTAAAGTTATATCATCAATTTCTTTAATAATATTTTTAACTCTATCATAAAGAAAGGTTAAAGTCACTATTTTTGTCCCGTACATATTGGTAAATTTATAGTCATCTAGGCTAAAAGAGATAGAGATATCGGACAATCTCAAATCACCGGACTTTTGATTCAAAATATTTTTTATTTTTTGATTAATCAAAGAAGTTTTTGATACTTTGGCTATATCCCCCCTAGCGTCAATATAACCTAAAATGTTTATATCTTTTAAGTAATTCATACCTCAATATTTATTAATGCCTCAATATTAACGTCTTTGGTATTTGTAAATGGAGCATTTTCGTCGTTATAGGCTCTTACTAGAGTAAGAGTGGTTTCCATGTGCCTATCTTTAAATATTTTATGACTCATATTCTGAATGATCCAAAAACCTTGCATCTTTCCTTCTTTTATACCATTAACATCTGGTGGATCATTAATTAAAACTTTATATCCTGGTTTTAAATCGAAAGTACCATCTATTGTAACTTGTATTTTAGTAGAATTTAAAATTGATAAAAATGCTCTTCTAACTAATGGAGTTTCTAAAGGAGTATTCCAAAAAGAAGCAGTTTTAATTGTTGCAGCTAAAAGTTTTGGAAAATCTTTTCCAATCGATGGACAGTTGCAACTAAAAGGAAAATTTGGATCTGCATAAAAGCATCCAAAGAAAGATTTCCCCAAATGATATTCAATTAAATCGCACGCCTTTGCAGCAGAAAAAGCAAAATCTAAACTGCAACCAGGCTCTGGTATTTCAACATAATCTGGAGGTCCACTACCCGATGTTGTTATTTTTTTAGATGGTCTTAATTTGGCGACCAGCTCTTTAATTTCTTGGTTTTGTGTATATCCAGGAAAAAATTTTTCTAAACATTCTGTTGTTGTTCTTGGAGCAGAACCATATATTGCATATGGATTAGCACAGATATAATCCTTTGCTTCCATGTGGTCTTCGTCTACTTCTATAGTTTTAACAGGAGTTGTTGCTATAGTTTTGTTTATAAAAACATTATTACTAAATGAAACTCCAGTATTAAATTGTGGCATAAATTATCCCTCGTCGCATTCTGTGCATTGTCCTTCAATAGAGTTTTGAACATCAAAAACATATATTAGAGGCATTGCCTTTAAATCATTATCTGATAAACTAATACCACTAATATCTTTAGTTGGTATTTGATACATTTTTACAATTTGACCATGTAATTGATGTATACACGGATCATCTTCTGATGGCATATATCCAACAGGAATTATTTTATTTCCTAATGGAAATGCATCTATTTCCATATTTACTCCTGGCCCAGCATATTTTCTCTTTAATCCTGTTTGATTTAATTCAAAATTTGTAAATTCGTTTATATTTAATGCAGGAAAGTATGGAGAAACAGGAATTTTTACAAAAGTAGTTCCGATAGGAGATGGATAAAATCCAGTAAATCCAAATGTTTGTCCGGTAAATCCTCCAGAACGAGAACCGTTTGGTATTAATATTTCAAAAAATGGATGAGAATAAGCAAAAGTAATTCCAGTAATACCAGCCATTCCAGATATTCCAACAGGAATTCCAAATGTACATCCAGCACTTCCAGACCCACCAAACTGTGGATATAATTGTATCGTTTGCGTTGTTCCTGATAATCCCTCGTATGCTTTAGGAATAAATTCTATTTCTTTCCACGCATATTTAAAGGCTTTTGATTTTTCTGGAATTGGATCTATTACTACAGTTCCAGAATTTTCTTCAACACCAGTAGCACCAACAATCAAAGCATAAAAAGAATCATTGGAATTATTCATGCAACATACAACATATTTAAACATATTCCACCTTTCTTTTAATTCTCTAAGACGGAAATAATATTCTGATCTGGAAACTTGCTCGGCTTCGGGTGTGAATGGGTTGATATCAAGACCATAACTCCAAGGATATAAGTCCTCCTCAAGACTTCCGGGCCAAGCCTCGCTGATGAGGTCGGCTGGATAGGGATCTGCTAGATAAGTAGTAATATCAATTACTTTTTGAACAAAGTTTACTTGTTCATAACATGTTCCTGGGGGTGCGCCTGGTTCTGAAGATTGAATCGTATATGTTATTCCTACAATCGGATTCATTTCTTCTATATCAAACATATTTTGCCATTTTATTGCGGAGAATCTATTATTAGAATGATATAAATCATTAAATCCTATCGGTTTATTATCATTACGATATAAAATAGAATTTTTAAATCCACCATGAAACGTATAAGATGGTTCATCACTTTTGTTATAAAATCCTTTGTCAAAAAATCCCCACTTTTGATCATCTTCGTATTTTTTTGTAGTAAAGGAAGGATCCCACGCCGAGTACGATCGATTATTTTCCTTGTATATTGGATTAAAATTATCCACCTCTATTGACAGTCTCCATTGACCTGAGAATTTTAAGACATCACCAGTTTCTCCAAAATTTGCAGAAGTTAAATTAAATAATTGTCCTCCTCCCCGTAATGTCATTCCTAATTGGTATACTACAGGAAAAATAGTAACCCCAGAAATAAAATCAGATAGTCCAAAATAAGGATTTTCTAGATTTGGTTCTACTCTATTATAATAGGAACAAAACGCTCCATTATTTTCCAGTTCCATTAAAGAAAAATTGCAAATAGGAGTTATAGAATTTATTTTGAATCCCGGAATAGCATTATCTATAGCATCTATATTACCAGTATTTAATATTGCATATCCAGCAGAAGCACCAACCATAGTATCATAACTAATAAAATTAAATTCTAAATCAGTATTAAACCAGCAAAAAAAATCTGGAACTAGTTTTGTTGTGTTTACGGCATTTGATGTTATGTAATTAAATGTAGTTAAAAAATCGTTTTTATCACCTCTAATTCCACTTGGAAATATTTCGGGGTTTTCTACATTATAATAATAATTATATGTTGGATCTATATTTTTAATATAATTTGTATCAGTTTTATTAATAATTGAATCTATTAATGTAGTAATAAAAGTATTTATTTTAGATATTCTATTATAAAAGGTTAAATTACTAAAAATGTTTTCATTATTTATAGAGGCATTAAAATTTCTTCTTGAATTGTAAAAATATAAGTCATCAATAAATTTTAAACTTATTAACTTAGTAGAGTTTCTGTCAGCATAATCAGTGGCATGAGTAGCTTGATAAATTATAAAATAAAAAGTTTTTAATGTTGGCTCGCCAGTTGTCGGATCTAAAACCTCTACTTCTATCGTTAGTGGATCTCTACCACTAAAATTAAAATGAGATAATATATCTCCTGTATCGCGTACAATCAAAGTTCCAGATGGAATAATCTGGTCTATACCCTGATCAATTATTAACTGTTCAAAAAATCCACTAGAATTTTCGTCTTCTATAACTTTCCAAATAATATCTGGATTTCTTCCATGAACGATTGTTATACTTTTAAGACTTAATAGATTAGCTACTGCCATTTATAATATTCCTAACAGGTTTTATATCTGATTTTGTTGGAATATTGATTATGTTTTTTGTTCCAATAAAATCACTCAATTCACTCACTGTTATATATCCTCCTGTGGGCGTTCCAGAAGTAAATCCAGCTATATTAAAATCTTTAATAGAAATACCATTCTCATTAACAAATGATGTTGGAGAATTTGAAAAATTCTCCAAAAATACATTATTCAATACAAATCCAGTTAATAAAGGATCTGTTATGGGATTCCATTGATTATCTGTTTTTCTAAGAATTCTGTAACCACTAGGCGCAGTCATTCCTTTATTCAAAACTTTAAGTTTATTTAATTCATAGTCAACACCTGCAATATATGCAAAATTATCAGTAGTATCAAATCCTGCCGAGTAAGATCCAGAGTATCTAACAACTAAATCTCCAGGTTCAACAAACGCTGCTGTTTGTCCTCCAGTTGCGGTAAAGTTTGCAGATGGAGACATTAAAGCTTTAAATTCATTATATTCAGTTTCTATTTGCTCAGTTGATGGGGGCAATTCTAGAAAAGGATTTACAATATTACTTGTATATAAAGAAATATAATATAAAGATGAAGAATCAAAATTTTTTAATGAAAAAGTATCTAATAGTAAATCAGTATCTAAAGTTTGAGAATAAAAACTATTTTCTATATCAGAAAAATCAATATCGATATTAAAATCTAAAACAGTTCTTTCAATCCCATCAAAATTGTATAATGTTTTTTTGTAAGAATTAAACATTTTAATACCTTAATTTAAATATTCTGATTTACTTTCAACGAATCCAGTATATGGATTTATAGCACCAGTTTCAAATTCTTTAAATATTACAGAAATAGCAGTAGCAAATGGTTGTCCATTTGTAAAATACGTTGGCCTATTTGAATCTAATGGAACTTTATTAACAGAGGTTGAAAGTAAAACACATGGCATTGGATCTCCTAACCAGTTTCTAGTCAAAGATTTGTTATAGCCGCCTGCATTTCCAACATAAATGTTCCATAGTGGTGGAGGATATATTCTTTCTGGTAAATCAGAATAAACAGGATACGATGACTCTCTGAATGCATTTGCTATTTGTGAAATAACATTAGCTTCAGCAGCATTTTTAGGAATTAATAACCATCCAAATTCAAAATCTCGTCTAGCTTCAGATTTAAGAGATAGTTCCGTGATATTAGAATACATTTGCTGCGAAGTAGTAGAACTTATGTTGCTTACATAAGTAAGCATTGGATCTATAAATAATCTTTTAAGTAGTGCAGCTTCACTTCCACTATTAACAGCAGATGCCGCAGTCAATAATGGTCCTACTGGATTTGCTTCTTCTGAAAATGCATGTTGAGTTTGGGTCACTAAATTGCCCGGAATAGGCATAGTAATATTTAAAAAGGCACTACTGCCTATACCACTTCTCGTTCTTCTATCAGAAAGAACACTATATGGAGCAGCTTGAAATCCCAAAACATAACCCTGTTCTGAATTATAATCAGAACCTATAATTGGATATTGTAGTAAAGTTTGTGGAATTGGCATTTTTAAATCTGTTATATATATTCCGTGCCGTATAAAACAAAATTTTTACCAGAGCACACTGAAAAATATGTCGGAAATTCGTCAAAAATTTTATGCAAATCTTTATGGGAAAGAAAATTGTGCAAGTATTTTGACGATAACGACTCAGTTGTAAATTGGTGTTATGAGTGTTTAAAAATTCCTTATCTGTCTCCGATTGATGGAAAGATTCATATGTATTTTCCAGACTTTGTTGTAAAATTAAAAAATAAATCTGGAGAAGAAAAGACACTTATTGTTGAAGTAAAACCATATAAACAAACAATGCTTCCAAAAAATAAAAAATCAAAATCTTATAATGATGATACTGCTAGATATTTAATAAATGAATCTAAATGGAAAGCAGCAAAAAAGTTATGCATTGAAAATAAGTGGGAGTTCAAAGTTCTAACAGAAAAAAATATATTCAAATGACACCACAGCAAATAATAGATTTAATTAGTGGAAAAAATGGAATTCAGAGAAAAAATAAATTCTCTGTTGAATTTTTCGCCACTTGTCCGACTTTTTCAATAGAATCAGGTGCTAGAATTCTTCCTGCCATATACATGAATTTTGGACAAAAGGGTATGGAATTAACACCAGACAGGCTTACTGGCCCTGGTCTTGGAAGAAATATCCCAACAAATGTTACATATGAAAGTAGTTCGGGATTGCTCATAAGATTTCCTATAGAACAAAACTGGTACAATTATAACTTGATACAAAATTGGTTAAATGCTCTTAGTGGCACTGGAACGGTTACAGCAGCTCAATATTATGATTCTTGTGCTAAAACTGGAAAAGTTTTTATTACCGCAGAAACATATAACGGGAGTCCAGCCTGTAGATTTGAATTTTTTGAGGCGTTCCCCGTAAGCATTTTACCATTAGAATTTAATTCTGAACCTGATACAGGAAATGCAACTTTTGATGTAATTTTTAATTTTAGAAAATATACAGTAACTCAAATACAAAATTAATATTATGAATTTTAATAGAAAATATCCATCGTATTCTTGCCTTTTACCGAGTAAAAATAAAGAAGTTAATTTTAGACCATTTTTAATATCTGATGAAAAAACACTTCTTATAATAAAAGAAGAAAAAAACACAAAAATAATATTTAAAAGTATTTTAAATTTGATAAAAGACTGTTTTTTTGATGTTGATATAGATCAATTGACAATTCAAGATATGGAATATTTGTTTTGTAATTTGAGGGCAAAATCTGTCGGAGAACAAGTAAAAGTTAATTTTGTCTGTCCTACATCAAAGGAAAAAACAAATGGCATTGTAAATTTAGAAAAATTAAAAATTGTTCCCGGACAAAAAGAAAAAATATTAAATCTTGATGAAACAACTAAAATAATATTTAAAGAACCAAAAGTTAGTAAAATAATTTCTCTTAATGGGGATTTTGATACTAAACATTTCTTAAAGGCTTCAATAACTAAAGTTTATATGGAAGATACTGTTATTGATTCAGATGACATATCTGATAAAGATATCGATGATATTCTTTCAAAGTTGACATTAAAAGAATATGAAAATGTAAAATTATTTATCGATAATTTACCAAAAGTAAGTTCTTTAATAAATTATTACACAAAAGATGGTATTGAGAAAAAATTAAAATTGGAGGGTATTCTTAATTTTTTTACACATGCCTGACTTATATGAATATTATATCTTTTTATAAGATAAATCATTTTTTAAGTGCGGGCGCAAACATTTCAATATCTGAAATAGAATCTTTAATGCCTTGGGAAAGAGAAATTTATTTACTACAGCATAAAATGTGGTTAGAAGAACAAGAAAAGAAATCAAATGAAAAACGAAAATCCACAAATAAACTTTACTAACTTTGATTTTTTTAACATGGATTCTCTCACACCTCCTCCAACACCAATATTGAAGGAGGAAAAATCTGATTTTGTAGAAGAAACTGATATTTCTATAGAAGAAGAACAAACAGATATAGTTTCAGAAAAAGAAACTATACAAATTCCTGAAACTGTAGTTGACAATACCGATAGTGGTATTACTGATATAAAAGAAGAAACTATAGATCTTGATATACAGTTAGAAGAATCTGTTGTGGAAGAAAATACCACTGCTGATATCTTACCAGATGCCCAAGAGGACGAGCAAGAACCAGTAACTACAGCTGATATCTTACCAGAAGTCCAAGAAGACGCAGAAGAACCAGTAACTACAGCTGATATCTTACCAGAAGTCCAGGAGGATTCTGATGAACCAGTAACAGTTTCAGATATCTTACCAGAAGTCCAGGAGGATTCTGATGAACCAGTAACAGTTTCAGATATCTTACCAGAAGTCCAGGAGGATTCTGAT